GCCAGATTTAAAGAATCATTGGCCAGAATGAAAAACCTCAGCGAAGGCAGAAAGCAGCGCGACGAATACAGGTATGATTCGCTTCGACAAGGCGTCTCGTGAAGGCCATAAAAGAGATTAAGGGCGCTCATATTGCTCTTGTTGGACTGGGCACATCCCAAATAGATTATGTTATTGCCAGAGAAAACTCTGTTGAGTGGGACGAAACCTGGGGTTGTGGTAGCTCAGCTGCCGTTTATAAATTAGACCGCTTGTTTATGATGGACCCCGCTAGTCGGTTTTTTGACACCAAGGATGCTGGCAAACAAACCGATGCCATGCGCAAAATACTCCCCGATTTAGAAATTCCAATTTATTCATGTGAGCTTGATGAGCGCGTTCCAGGCATCGTTGAATACCCAATTAATGAGATTGTAAAGGCAGCTAGGTGCGCTTACCTGAACAACACGGTTGCATACGCGGTAGCGTTTGCCTACTGGAATAACGTAAAACAGCTTGATTTGTTTGGCGTAGACTTTAGTTATAAAGGCAATTTGCATTTTGCTGAGGCTGGCAGAGCTTGCGTAGAGTTTTGGCTATCAAAATGTATTGAAAAAAAGATTAAAGTAGGGGTAAGCCCAAGATCGACTTTGTTAGATTCTAATGTACCGGTGGCAGAAAGGCTCTACGGCTATCATCGTCTAGAAGATCCCAAAGTAGCGATACCAGATGAAGACGAGTGGTTCGTATGTGACCAGTCTGAGATGGACCAATTAATGGAAAGTGGGAAAACCACACTACGAACAGTGCCAACTCCGCCAGAGCCATTTAAAGGATGACTGATAGTTTTATACAGCTTGGGGAGGTTAGCGTACACACCACTGACAATAAGGGACATGATCCTGAGTTTTGGGCGACGATGGTGACTAACAAAATTTGTGGAATTTCTGATCACGCCCCAGATCATGTCAAACAACAAGCTTTGGCTTTTAAAAATGTAGTTTATGATATAGTGTTAAGGGGTATCCGCAGCGGAATCAGTTCAGATCGGACAAGCGTGGTACACTTGTTACGCAGCCAGGGTCATGGTGACATGGCAGACATTATTAAGGAGTTATAAAATGGCAATATCATCAGCGATATGCTCAAGTTTCAAGCAAGAATTGCTTGTAGAGGGGCATAATCTAACAAACGGGGCGGACACTATCAACCTGGCGCTTTATACGTCTTCAGCTACCCTGGGTGCTGCCACTACTGTATACGTCACAACGGGACAATCTTCAGGCACAAATTATTCTGCGGGAGGCCAGGCTTTGACAAACGTAACGCCGGCTTTGGACGGAACTACTGCTGTGTGTGATTTTGCAGACGAAACTTTTGGCACAGCGACTGTGACGGCGAGAGGCTGTCTTTTGTATAACAGCACCAACGGCAATAAAGCGCTTTGTGCTATTGATTTTGGTAGCGATAAAACCAGCACGGCTGGTGATTTTACGGTTGTATTTCCAAGCGCCTCAAGCTCGGCAGCAATAATCCGATTGGCTTAAACAGGTTAAATGTATCTGGTTATGCCATTAACAGTATTCAATTTTAAGGCGGGAATAAACAAAGAAGAAACCGACTATTCAAATGAAAACGGTTGGGTTGACGGAAACCTTGTACGCTTTAGAAAAGGCCGACCAGAAAAAATAGGCGGCTGGGAAAAGCTGACTGCAAACACTTATATAGGCTCTGCAAGAGCATTGCATTCTTGGATATCTCTTGGCGGAGCAAGATATCTAGGAATAGGCACAACGCAAAAATATTACATCGAAGAAGGTCAGGCTTATAATGACGTAACGCCAATTAGAAAAACGTCCACAAATAGCATTACTTTTGCGGCCACCAACGGCTCTTCAACTATCACGGCGACCGACGCAAGCCATGGGGCTGTCAATGGTGATTTTGTTACAATCTCTGGCGCCGTAACACTCGGCGGCTTGGTTACAGCTGATGTTTTAAATCAAGAATATCAAATCAGCCTCGTCACAGGCGATAACACATTTGAAATAACAGCCAAAGACACGGACGGCGATGAGGTGACTGCCAATGCAAGCGACAGCGGAAATGGCGGCTCGGGAGTGGATGGCGTATACCAAATTAATTCTGGCCTTGATGTTTATGTTCCTTCTGCTGGTTTTGGCGTAGGCACATGGGGGGCTAGTACGTTTGGATCTACTAACGCAATCACAGCGGTAGGCCAATTAAGATTGTGGACCCACGACAACTTTGGTGAGAACTTAATAATCAACCCGCGAGGCGGTGGTATTTACCGTTGGGTTGAAAACAACGGCCTGTCCGTTAGAGCTTTAGTTTTAAGCGGTATCAGTGGCGCTAACCTGGTGCCAACCGTCGGATTGCAAGTCATCACGTCCGAAACGGACAGACACTTGATTGTGCTGGGCGCAGATCCAATCAGCAGCTCCGCTAGGACGGGAGCCATTGATCCGATGTTGGTTGCTTTCTCAGACACAGAAAATGAACTAGAGTTTGAGGCTCTGACTACTAACAGTGCTGGCTCAGTGCGCTTGTCCTCTGGCTCACTAATAATTGGTGGCGTGAAAGCCCGACAAGAAACATTAATATGGACCGACACCTCTTTGTACAGCATGAACTTTATTGGACCGCCTTTAACTTTTGCTCTGAATTTAATCAACGAAGGTGCTGGTCTTATAGGACCAAAGGCAGCAGCTAACGCGCCAAATGGCGTGTATTTCATGTCTAAAAATGCTTTTTACTATTACAACGGATCAGTACAAAAATTACCGTGTTCGGTCCAGGACTATGTGTTTGATGACTTAGATTTAGGGCAAGCGTTTAAATGTCATACAGTTGTTAACGCAGAATTTTCTGAGGTGTGGTTCTTCTACCCGTCTCTGGAGGACGACACCGAGGAAATATCTCGTTACGCCATATATAGCTTCGAAGAACAAACATGGTCGATTGGATCTATGGTGCGTTATGCTTGGCTTGATGCCGGCATTGAGGATAAGCCCAGGGCGGCTGGCAAGGTGTCTGGGTCTGGTTACATTTATTTGCATGAAACCGGCTATAACAATGATACCGACAGCATGGACAATGTTTTTATTCAATCGGGCGATATTGACTTGGGCGATGATGGTGACAGCTTTGCCTTCGTAAAAAAGATGGTACCAGACGTGCAGTTTGATACCTCCCGTGGCATTTTCAATTCACCGGCCATTAATGCGGTGATCAAGCGCAGAAATTATCCTGGCGAGAGTTTAACCACAGATTCAACAACGCAAATTACGCCGACAACTACTTATGGCGGTTTGCGCACTAGGACCAGGCAACTGGCTATTCGGTTTGAATCAGACGACGATAATTCGGTTGCTGCCAACAGGAAAGATTACAAATGGCGGGTAGGTAACACGCGGCTGGATATACAAGCTTCTGGGCGTCGAGGCTAATGTCTAAATTACTGCCCACAAGATTGCCCCAGTCCCAGGGCGAATCTGTTTCTACAGATACTTTTAACCGGTTAGTGAGAGTTTTAGAAATAAATTTGGGGGCAATCGACCCAGATGAAGTGGGTCATTTTAGCGCAACAGACATTTCTGGGCTACGATTTGCGGCAGGTGCTATAATATTTAACACAACCGTGGGGGTGCATCAAGCATATGACGGGGGCAGTTTTAGAAATTTATATGAGCACCAAACATATCCTACCGGGGTCGCGGCTACCTTTGCGGTGGGGGCGGTTACTGTAGAGATAACGTGATTATGGAAAACAACGATCTAATAAACGCATTATTAAGGGTTCACGGAGTACAACCCGTCCAAGGCGGAGGGGCGCCATTAAAGCGGGAAACTGGAGCCGTCATATCTGATTCAGAAAGGCAATGGATGCAGCAACAGCAGCAGCAACAGCAGCAACAGCAGCAGCAACAGCAGCAACAGCAGCGCGGAAATCCAGCCCAAGAAGTACAGCAAGCCATAGAAAGCTTGCAAATACAAAAAGCACAAACAACAGATCCAGACGAAATTGAAGTGCTGGACCGCCTGATAGAATCTGCGGCGGTTGGACTTGCGGCGCCTCTGGGTGGAATGGCTGCACAAGTACAAATGCAAGGTCGCGGTGAAGATACTGCCTTAGCCCATTTAAGGCCAGGCGAAGTGATTATACCTCCAGAGGCGTTTGAAGATGAGCGATTTGAAAGCGTTGTTAATAAAAAATTTGAAGAGCTGGGTATTGACCCAGAAACGGCTGTTTCTTCTATCGGAATTGCATCACTAAACCCAATAACCGGGTTAGAAGAGTTTGGTTTCTTAAGTAAGCTTTGGAAAAAAACTAAAAAGGTTTTTAAGAAAGTTGTAAAGCCTGTTGCTAAGGTCGCTCAGTTTATACCTGGGCCTTGGCAACCAGCAGCCGCGCTAATCACTAAAGCGTGGACCGTTTACGACGTAGCCAAGGGGCGGGCTAGTCCATTATCCCTTATGACGGTCGCCGGACCGGGAGCAGTCGGCGGCACGCTGGGTCAAAACATCTCTGCAATTAAAGGTGCTGGATCAGGCAGCTTTCTCAAAGGGCTTGGAAGCCTTGGCAAGCAGAGTATTGGCAGCGTCGGTTCTTCTCTTAGCAACCTTGGTGAAGGCATTGGCGGGTTGTTTGTTGGCGGCGGCAAGGATAATGTTGGCAGTTTTGGTCGTGTAGGTGATTTTTTTGGCGGTATTGGAGGTGAAGGTGCTGGTGGCTTATTCACAGGCGGGGGTGGGGATAATGTTGGCAATTTTGGCCGTGTAGGTGATGTTTTGGGCAGTGCTGGTGATGCGATAGGCCTCACTAATTATGGCACCGGTAGCAACCTTGGTGAAGGTGCTGGTGGCTTGTTCACAGGCACCGGTAAGGATAATGTTGGCAAATTTGGCCGTGTAGGTGATATTTTGGGAGGCGTTGGAGATGCGATAGGCCTCACTAATTATGCTGGCCAAGCGCCAGTCATGACGGGCGGCGCAGCCCCTGGCCAATACCAAGATCAATATGGAAAGGTATATACGGAGCAGGAAGCGATTGATGCTGGTCTTATACCAGGGCCAGGCGGTACTCCTGGTGGCCAATACCAAATACAATCAGGTGACACTCTTAGCAAGATAGCTGCACAACAAGGCATGAGCGTTAATCAGTTATTAGCGGCCAATCCGCAGATTGCAGACCCTAATATGATTTATGCCGGACAACTATTAACCATACCTGGTGGAGCTGGTTGGGCTGATGCGTATGGCACCCCTAGCGGTACTCCTGGTGGCCAATACCAAACACAACCAGGCGCAGCAGCACAAGGCGGTTTTTGGAACCGGGTTGGCGAATACATAATGCCTGGGCAAGACAATGTGGGTCTGCTTGGAAATTTACAAAACACCTTGGGCGGAATGTTTGGTGGCGGTGGTGGTGCTGCGGGCGGTGGTGCTGCGGGCGGTGGTGCTGGCGGAATGTTTGGTGGCCTTGGCAGTTTGGCAATGGCTGGTATTCCGGCTTATATGCTAGGCAAGATGGCTTATGACGAAGCTAAAGCTGACAAAGGCGTACCACTAACCCCATTAACCACAATGGGCCCAACAGGGCGATATAACATAGAAGCTGAGATAGCTAGAAGAATGGGTACGCAAAGCCCTAACCCCATCGAGTACGGTTTATTGCCGAGGGGCACCATA